AGTGATCCACCAGCCTGTGTTAATGGGTTGGTTGTAAGGTTCTCCATGTTGTCATTTGCAACGTCGGAGATAATAGCACCTGTTCCGGCATCTACTACTGCTTTGTTAATAATATCGCTCATTTATTTACACCTCTCTTTCATATTTTTATTTAGTTAAATATTTCTGCGGAGTTGAGGAAACGTCCACCCCATAATGACTTTTTCATCATAGGTTGTTCTGGAGCACTATATTCTAGTTCTCCAGACTTCTTAATTGCTGTATCTTCTTCTACTGTTTCCACTCTAGCAGATAACTGCTCAGTAGTTTCATTAAGACCAGCAAAACTCTTTGTTAATTCATCATATCTTGCTTGCAATCCACCGATTTTGTCATCTAATGACTTTGCCAGTTCTGAAATTGCATTTGAAATTTCACTAAGACCATCATTCTTTGATTCGATAGCCTTTGCTACTGTTGCCTCTAATAGATCCTTAACCTCACCTAAAGCCTTTTCAAGACTTACTGAATCGGAAGTGTCTTCGACTTGTGCCTCTTCTACTTCATCGTCAGCCTTTGCAAGTACGAGTTCAGCGTCAGCGTCTTCTACTTCTTCTATAGACTCTTCTACCTCGAACTCTACTTCTTCTGTCTCTTCTGGGGCTTCGGCGGCATCAAGGACTTCTTCTTGGGCCTCTATATTTTCAGCCACTTCAACACCTCCTTCTATTTTTGAATCAGACTTTTTCATATCCGACTTTTCTTTGTTCTTACTTGCCAAAGGATGACCCTTTGGCAGCAAATCCGTATCGAATGGACTTCTCTTAAACTTTCCACTTCGAACAGCGAACAAAAAACCATTTACTCTTGCCATTGCCCATTGCTCTGCTGATGCAACATTTGGTCTCACAGATGCTGGATTGGTTCTATACGCACCAATACCACGATTGTAAACCTGTCGTAGCATAGCAACAGTCACTTTCTTAGAACTAACACTACCATATTTTTGATTATGTTGCTCAACTACCGACCTTAACTGCGTATCAGAAACCTTTTCCATTTCTGTCATCTTAGTCATTAACGGTTTTAGTTTTCTAAGATTTGACATTGCTTTAGCAACTTTTCTGTCTGTTGGAACATAACGTCCACCAGATATTTGACGATAGACTCTAATTATTGCAACTGGATTTTCTGTTGATGCCATAACCTTCTCATTAGTTCCTTTAATATTCACAGTACCAGAGGTTCTTATTGACTCAACCTTTCCTTTAGCATATTGAGTTGGCTGTGGATCTTTATTTACGGAATATGCAACAAAATCTCCAGCGGAAACTTCACCAGCACCAGCCTTAAACATAACCTTCTTTTTTCTTCTGCTTACAATTTCAGAAACTCGTCCACGATTTCCTTGACTTGGATTTTTCATAGGAGTATTTTCAGAAGTTATTGTTTCTTTTTTAACATGGTGGGCATTACTCATCATGTCATTGCTATGTTCTTCATCCATATTATTATCGGACATATGTTGTTCGTCATCTTGTGCCATTGCCGCTTCTGCATCTGTGCGAGAGATATAGCATCCTTTAAGTTCTCCATCGCTACCAACAACGCCAAAGCCACCATCACACTGAGGATGATTCTCTACAATTGTGCTTTTTTTCATTTCATTCCTACGCATACCAGAACCCTCATTGGACTCTTCTGATTTCATCTTTTTAGAGAAATAGGAGTCAACAACCTTACCAATTTGATTTATATCGTTTTCTTCAATCCACCCTATTTGGGTCATTGATGACTCACACATTGGACAAGAAAGATCTTCTGCCTTATTTGCTACAGCAACAGTGTCTGAGTCACACCAAAAAATATTTTGTACAGAAACTTCCGTAGCAATACCAGAAGTAGTGACCCCATCTTTAGATTTTTGAATAGAAAGAATGTTTGCAAACTGATTTGCTGGGCTGTCGACAAGGGAAAGTTCCATTAGTTCATACTTTTTAACAAGCCTTATAGACTCACCACTTTCTTCATCAATCGTTGGCTCTGAATCCATGATTCTTCCCCCGATTGAAAATCCCGTTAGTGTTCCATCTAAAACCATTTGCCAAATATCTTCTGCTCCCTTAGATACATAAGCGTCTACAAAAATTCCACTGTATGTTTTAGAAGTCTTGGGATCGTAGAATGTGTTTTCTCTAAAGGAAAGAACTTTTCCAGCAGGAATTGGTTGGTGCATTAGTCTTACGTTTCCACGAAAATTAGAAAACGCTTCCTTTGATGACTCTGGGGTTAACTTGTCGCCTTGACGATCAATATTATCCAAGGTAGCAAACCCTGAAACAGTCCTGCGTTCTTGATCTATTTTAGCAATTGGCATACTAAAACGAATATCGTCTCCAGTGCTGCTAAAATGTGCTTTAGAAATTTGTGTCATAGTATACATTATATCCCTATTTAAGTTTATTTTATTGTTGCTGTCTTCCGTCACCCATTGTTGCCCTACCAGTTCCATCTGTATCTGATGCTGCGGAAGACCTTTGCTGGTCTCTAAGTCTATTACCAGTTGCTTGTGCTGTTGCTTCTGCTGCTTGTTGTCCAGTTAATTGAACTGGAGTATCTCCGTCTGGAAGACTAGACAGTCCAAGCCTTGGCCTAACATCGTTAGGAACAATAACCTTCATTCTAAGATATCTTTCATCAATCTTTGATTGTGTTTCTTCATCTGTAAGTGTTAGTTCATTGAACTCAAACTTGAAAATATCTGTTTTTTCTTGAATCATCTTATTGATTTTCTTCTCTAAAGAATCTTGTTCTGGCCTACATACTTGTTCTTTAAATGTCTTATCTGCTTCTCTTGCAGCAGCAAGGCCAATACCTTCAGAACCGCCAACCTTAGAAACTGGAACTCTGTGTGCCATAAGAATTTCTTCTTTATTAGATTTACGATATTGATTAAATGATGACTCTTGAATGCCAGCCTCAATTGGCTCCATTTTCATTTCAACTTTACTATCTGGAGTGTCTGCTGGAAGAGGTATAATCGCAGTCCTGTGATTTTGTCCACGAAGGTTCCCTTGGAAGAACTCGAATAGTCTCTCTTCTGCCTCACGGGACATCTTTGCGCCCTTTAGCCAGAAAATATAACGAGGAACTGCTTTATTCTCAAAGTATTCAAGATTAAACTTGGAGGCAAACTCGTTGCCAGCCATAGCGTTCTTTGCAGCAACGATTGCTGGAATACCATAATATGTATTTGTTGGTGTGTACTTTTTTATGTGTATAATTTCATTTGGTCTTTGATCTGTTGTTACTGGATTCCTTGTTTGTGTATCTTGAAAGTTTCTAAAGAAAATTGCTTTTCCAGACACTATCTGAACAAAACCATCTCTAAGTCTACGCACTCTCATAGTAGATGCTGGTATATGTCCAATATATCCAATTTCTCCATTTGCTTTTCTACCAACTTCAATGTACCCGTTTCCAGTTGACTCTGCGTCTACATAAACCTTCATCAAAGTGGCGGTTAACGTGTCTTCATCGTTGCGTGACTCTAGCCAGTCGATCATTCTTGCTTTAGCATTTGAAATGTTTTTTCTATATTTAGCAAGATCTTCTGGATTTGGAGACTCTTCCATTCTTTGAGTTACCTTAAGTGTTGGCTTAAGGTCATATCCTAAACCAACAATATTTGCAACCTTAGCATTTATTGCAGCATAGTTTGCTGCTGAAACTTCATATATTTTTGATAAAGCGTGAAGATTATATTGTGGCTCTACAACATCAAAGATGCCGTACCCAAACTTATCTGGGAGTATCTGCTTTGAAGATGCCTTGTCTCCAGAATATTGATTATCCTCTGCTGATACTACTTGACCACTTACTGTTGTAAGTTCTTTTGCAAACTTTCTTTTTGCATTTCTTTTAAAGTTTTGTGAAAGACCATGAAGTTCAAGCATCTTTTCAAGGGGCTGTCTGAAGTCATCGACCTCTTGAATAAGAACTTCTTGATTTAACCTTGGAAGACTAATTCCCTTGATTAAGTGCTCTTGTTGCTCTTCCTGCATCTCTCCACGCTCCTGTGTCTCCATATGGGGTGTATCCCTCTTTCATCAGATACAGATCCTGTTGGTACTCTTCTTCGCTGACACGTCCTACTCCTGGAATAAAGACTGCCTCGCCCTCTGGCTCACCATAACTCTTGGCGGCATCTTGAATATTTTTTATTTTATCCTTGTCGCCTTTTAGTGATGGAATGTTTAATATATTTCCTTCATCATTTTTATATATCTCTCCATTTGGTAGTTTCCATACATAAAGTCCAAAAGGTGATGGGTCTTGTACTATAGACATTTTAAGATTTTTCATGTCCTAATAGTAGCATATATTTATTAAATATGGCTAATCCTTGGACATAATTTTATGTTTTTAACATAACTATGACTCAATAATGTCATATTTCTCTTGAAAGTCTATCTTGCTCCAACTAGTATCGCTATTTTTTACAAAAAAGTCTTCACCGTTTTGTACTCCAGAAAGCACATGAACCACATCTCCAGTTGTTGTAGACACTGTAGAGAATCTAGCATTTGATGCTATCAAAACAACCTTGTTGTCAAGATTCGAAAGAACATAGTCTCCAGATTGAACTAATGCATTGTCAACATAAAATTCGTCTGATTGTAAAATATATGAATTATCTGCTCTTGAAAATTGTGCAACACAACTTCCTTTGCCTGCTGCTTGGACATTAAGAAGAAACTTCTTTTGGTCAAACCACGGCTGGTATGTCTTTCCAAGAGTTATATTAATATAGTCGTCCTCAAATGAGTCGTTTAAAACAAGATCTGCTGATGCTGTTACCTTTGTGTTTGATATTGTTTTAGGGCCACCAACAAAATTTGTATGAATCTGTTGTGCTTCTGAATTTGATGAAACTTGACCTTGCATAATATATATATTTTGTACATTAAAATCTGTACCTATTGCACCACCAAAATCTATAGAGAAGTTGTTGTCTGATGTAGTTTGTAGTGGTGGAAAAAATGAAAAAGAAACATGT